GCGTACCCTCAGAACAGTATCGGATCACAAGATGGATCTTAAGATTACAGCTCCATCCCTGGTTGAAACAAATGCTGAGTTAAATTTAGCTAAGTTATTTGAGGCTGTGCAGAAAAATGCTCAAAGTAAATTAACAAATAAAGGAGGCAAATAATGTCAGATGTTAATGACTTTTTATCGATGACCCCTAGTGAAGTACCAGAGTCGGTAACTTTACCAGAGGGTAGTTATGATTTCACTATCACTTCCTATCGTTCCGATAGAGTGGGGGAAAATCAGACACCATTAGTTCGTGTCAACTGCAAAGCAGTTGGTGTGATTCAATCTGATTTAGCAGAGTCAGATTTACAGAATGCCGAGCCAACTCGTATTGAGTTCTGGGCTACGCCTAAAGCAATGCAACAAAACAATCCTGCATTGTCTTTGAAAGCATTCCTTACCAAAGGATTGGAAATGGAAGCTGACTCATCTTTCGGTGAGTTATTAGAGCAAGCCATTGGTCAAACCTTTAGTGGAATTGTCAAGCATGAAATGGTTGGCAGAAATAAGGATATACTTCAAGCGTCTATCAAACGTATAATTAAGAAGTAATTCTTATGGGCGAGTATGCAGTCTATAAACGAATACCTTCACGCAAACCATCTTCAGTCGGTGGTTGCAAGATAGCATTTGTTTTTGAGTATCCTACTAACAGTGAAGCTATCGCAAATAAAATCCTGCAAGGGGGCACGGGAAAAGTATTTGCTGAACTATGCGACATTGCTAGTATCGACCTCGAAGATTGTTTACTCGCCCACGCAATACCTTTAAAACCACATCAAAACACAGCACAATATTTTTTTCATAAGCGTAATGAATACAAACGCTTGTGCAAAACAACCGAGTGGCGTTCTCCCTGGGGACCTACTAAAGAAGGTTATCTTAAACAGGAATACGAGCAAGACATTAAACGATTACACAAAGAAATAGAAGAAGCCAATCCTAATATCATTATCGCTATGGGTTCATTATCTTTGTGGGCAGTAACAGGACTAGACAAAGTAGGTACATATAGGGGAGCGACATTGACTACAAGTCTCCTAGCTAAACCTTATAAAGTATTAGCTACTTATAGTCCTGTATCTGTCGTTAAGAATTTTAAATGGAGACCTCATGTTGCTTCTGATTTAATAAAAGCTAAACATGAATCTTCAACAAATAAAATAGAACATACTGAAAGAGAGATATGGATTGAACCTACGCTCTCTGATTTAGATAAGTTCTATGATGAATACATCAGTAAAGCAAACCATAACAACCCTCTCGCATTTGATATTGAAACAGCAGAAGGCTCTATCGTATGTATAGGCTTTGCACCTAACCCTCGAACTGCAATCGTAGTTCCTTTTCGTGACGAGAATACTGATACCCAAAACTATTGGAATGCTACTGAAGAAATAGCAGCTTGGCAATGGGTACGCAAGATCCTGGAAGACGAAGAGATTGTAAAGGTCGCACAAAATCAATTATATGATGTGTCTTGGCTTGCCCATAAACAAAAGATTCACGTTAATGGTATGATACATGATACCATGCATGCCCAACATTCACTGCAACCAGAACAAGAAAAAGGTTTAGGTTTCTTAGGCTCGATTTACACAAATGAGAGTGCTTGGAAAACACTAGCCAAGTTTTCAAAGAGTACCAAAGCAGATGAATAGGAAACATGAAACGTTCAGAGTTATTCTCGGTAAAGCCAATGCCAGAGGATTCAAAAGATATAGAGAACTACTACAATTTATGGCGAGCAGTTCTTGACCAAGCCGTCCAAGATTATTCTTACACAGGAAAATCAGAGGAAGGTTTAAAGTATAAAAAAGAAGTGGAGAAATGGTTGAACTATAAGTACGAAAGTTTTAAAGACGTATGTGAGTTAGCTGCCGTTGACCATGCAAGAGCAAGAAAAGAATTTGATAAATACAAGGAGGGAGAGTATGACAGAAATAGGGAGAAGTTCAGAGTTATTAAAAAAAGCAAGTGAACTTGTTAATGGTGACAGACAGGTAGATTATGGAGACAAATTAATTAACCATGTCAACATAGCAAACCTATGGTCAGCATACATTAATATTAATATAAGTCCACATGATGTAGCAGTTATGATGTGCTTACTAAAGATAGCTAGACTAAAGCAAGGATCGCGTACAGAAGATACATACCTGGATGCATCAGCCTACATGGCAATAGCTCGTGAGATAGGAGAACGAGTAGAGGAATTACATAAGCAACAATTGGAGAGAGATAGTGGCAAGGATAATAAAGAACACAGAGATTAAGAATTTAAAACTTAATCAAGAACAAATACTATGGGTTTATTGCGGACTAGATTGTAACTTAACAACTGAAATCTGGGATAAACTTTCCCCACAATTAGATAACAATACAAAAAATACATACGAGTTTGAACGTAACTGTTTAGGGCCAGCCATATCTATGGTGTTGCGTGGGTTACGTGTAGATGAGAGGGCAGTTACCATGATACGTGCCCCCTTACAAAAGAAAAGATTAAAGCTAGAAAGAATGCTTAATCTATTTGCTAATGCAGTATGGGATAAGGACTTGAATCATAATAGTCCTGTTCAATTAAAAGCTATGCTGTATGAATACCTTAATCTTCCTATAGAAATTAAATACATCAAAGGTAAACAAAAAATTTCCACAGATCGCGAAGCTTTAGAACATATGATTGAGGAGTATCCTCGTGCTCGTCCGTTCTGTAAAACTATTATTGCATTACGTGATATAGATAAACAACTATCAGTACTAAAATCTAAAAGAGATTCTGACGGACGTATACGTTGTTCTTATAATGTGGCAGGCACAGAGACAGGACGTTGGTCATCATCAGAAAGTCCTTGGGGCACAGGAACAAACTTACAGAATATTACAAAGGACTTGCGGGCTATGTTCATACCAGACAGAGGACGTACCATGTTCTATGCTGACTTACAAGCAGCAGAATCCAGGGCAACAGCCTATCTCTCAGGTGATGAAGGTTATATCAACGCAGTTGAATCATCAGACTTACATACTGAAGTAGCTAAAATGGTTTGGCCTAACATGGGTTGGACTGAAGATCAAGAACAAAACAGAACACTAGCTGAACAACCTTACTTCGGAAACTTTTCTTATCGTGATGTATGTAAACGAGCAGGTCATGGTACTAACTATGGGGCGTCTGCTAATACAGTTGCACGTCACACTAAAATTAAAGTAGCACATGCTACACGATTTCAAATGTTATATTTTGGTGGTATCGTTCCTCTTGCTTCATTAGAACGTTGGCACAAACAAGATAAACGTGGTGGCTTTGATGAGTTGTTAGAAATGGGAGAGATAATTGGTGACATACAAAAGTTAGTCAGAGTAAAGGGGGCATTCCCTGGTATACGAACTTGGCATGATGAAGTTATAAAAGAATTACAAACAACAGGTAATCTTATTACACCCTTTGGTAGACGCAGACAATTCTGGGGTAGGTTAGATGATGAACACTACGCAAGAAAAGCTATAGCTTATTTACCTCAGTCTACTATTGGTGACTTATTAAATCTAGGATTATATAAAGTATGGCAAGAGTTATTTCAAGAAGGAGTAGAAATATTAGGGCAAGTACATGACGCAGTTTTAGGTCAATGTCCTAATGATAAAGTTGATGAGTTAATACCTAAAGTAATTAAGTGTTTAGAAAATCCTATTGAAGTAAAAGGAAGACAGATGGTGATACCTTCTGACGCAGAGGTAGGAGATTCCTGGAAAAATTTAAAGAAGTGGAGGGGCAATGCGTAAGAACACAGACTTTATTAATTCTTGTTTAGACATAACTAAAGGCACACCTATCCCAGATAAATTTTCTAGATGGAGTGCCATATCTGCTGTAGCAGGAGCACTCGGTCGTAAGTGTTGGTTCTCTATGGTTAACTATGATATCCGTCCTAATATATTTGTAGTACTAATTGCACCACCAGGAAGAAACAAATCTGTTTCCTTAATTCTGCCATTTTCAAAAGTGTTTTCTAAATTAACTACACCTGTTGGTACTAATGAAGATCATGAAGAATTTAATAGTGGTCTAATTAAATATGGTTTAAAAAATTATCCATTACATTTTATTCAAGATAGAATTACTCCAGAAAAATTAGCAGTTGAAATGCAAAAGGTATCTCGATTAGACTTACGTGTTGGTTCGATCAATGAAATGTTTTATGATTCATCATTGACTTTAGTTACATCTGAGTTTGGTACATTCATGAATAGAACTTCACAATACTTACAAATGTTTTTAACTGACATGTGGGATAGTAAAGAATCTTACAGTCACCAAATCAAAACAGGTTCATCACAATTTATTAAAGGCCCATGTTTAAACTGGATAGCTTGTGCTACACCTACACAATTTGTGGATAACTTACCAGAGGATGCAGCATCACAAGGATTATTATCTAGGATGTTACCTATATATCATGAGGGTACACAGATACCACAAAGTTTATATAATAATAAAATTGATGAAGACAAGATAGAAAATTTAAGACATGACCTCAGCATGATTGCTAGAATGTATGGGGAATTTACTGTTGATCCAGAGGCAAAGGATTTAATTGAAAAAGATTTTAAAGAATATATAGAACCAGTACCTACTAATCCTAATATGGTAGAATATAATCAACGTAGAGTATCACATTTTCTTAAGATAGCTATGTCCATAAGTGCTAGTCGTAGAGGGACTAGAGTAATTACTTGGAATGATTGGCTAAGAACTAAAGAGATTATGTTTGATATGGAGGATGATATGCCTAAAGCATTAGAAGGTTTTGGTATGAGTAAGACAGGTAAGATTGCTCATAATATGAAAGAATGGTTGGAGACTACTGTGTTTAATAATAACCGCTCTCACGTGCGTTTAAAGCTGTTTAAACGGCAATTATTGACCAAGATTATGTCACCGGGAGAGAT